ACGACTCCTGTTTTTGATAACAATGAACGCATCCTTATTATACTTACGGGTTCCTTTTAGTGGTGCCCACTTAGTTCCCGCACCATCAATTCCATAGACGGAGGTCCCACCAACCTCTACAGCGATATCGTCAGTGGGTTCCCAACCTAGAGTCTTGATTGTTTCATCAATCTGGTCCATGATAGAACCATCATCCCAAGCAAAGTCACTCATTTACCAACTCCATAGTCACCACCATTCTCGGCGTTCTTTTTTTCAAGTTCACGAATAGTATCGTGGAGTCTTGCTACTGCCTCACGAACTTCATCAGTCTCATCCCACTCCCAGGTGTTACCTTTGCTGTCCACAAATTGTCTCTTGGTCATTTGTCCTCCTCTAGTTTAACACGATACACGGTACGACGAGCGAACCGTTGATCGATTTTAAGTTTGCCCCAATACAGAGCTACGATCCAGACGGTAAAGAGAAAACCCTCAAACCATCCCATCGTGTTCCATGCTTCTACTGCGTGTTCCATTATTCAGAATCAGTTGTTTTTTCAAGTTCTTCCCCCAGAATACCAATTGCCTCCCGAATGAGGGCAACACGGGCAGAGGGAAATTCTACAGAGTCATGTTTTGTGTGTACGAGCAGAGCATAGTGAACTTCACTTGCCTGCTCCAAAGTCAATTCAATTTTCATTTTTAAGGTCAAACTCCCTCCCAATCTCTTTATCCAATTGCTGAGATATTTGTCTAATTTTTAGAACGGCATCATCAGAAAAGAAACCAGGATGATCTTTAGTGTACATAAAAAGAGTATGACGCAGAAGAACTGCGTCATTCATATTCATCTCAAGATTAATCACAGATCACCTGCACGACGATTCTCGGAGTAGTAAGCATCAAAGGTGCCAGCAGGATAACGCTTAGACAATTTCTCGATGTTACGATCCAGAACTTCTTCCAGAGAGATATCCAGTGCCATACATGCCTGAGCAACATACCACATGACATCACCCAGTTCAATCTTCAGGTGCTCAATATTTGCATGATCCCAAGGTTTGCCTTGGAAAGCAATCTTCTTGACAATCTCCATAAACTCACCACCCTCAGCAGAGATGCCAACAGCAGCAGTCATCAGACGATTGATTGGGCAACCTTCTGCTTGAAGAGTTGCAAGACGAGCAATGAATTGTGCGTTGTCCTTAGAAGGAGCACTGGTTACCTGATCAACAAACTCCAGGTAACGATCCCCACGAATCTCTGTAG